GTACCACTACCTGACATGGTCACCCCGCTAACAATAACGCTCTGACCAACAGTCATAGTTTTAGTATCTGGAAAAGCATAGTTAAAAGCAATGCTGTATCCCGAAATAGCAGGAACTGCTGCAACAGTATACCCAGTAATGTTTGCTTGTGGACGGTATTTAATTACGTTGCTACCAACTGGAACGCTGAGAGAACCTCCAGAGTAAGTAAGACCAGTAATTGTAAATGTTCCGTTGTATTGACCAGCAGTAAAGTAGAGGGTAGTTCCATTAGCAATTGACTGTGCACTACTCAAAGTAAGCGTGGTTCCAACACAAGAGACTACGGTAGGTGAGCCAGCGATGCCAGTTCCAGAAACTACCTGACCAGCAACAATACTTGAATTAGACGCAGTCAACGTAATGACTGTGCTGGAAGTGCTTGAGTTTCCACCTGTAGAAGATGTCTCAGCATGCCCTGTTACAGTAACTGTTTCTCCAACTACAAAAGTGTGGTCATTAGGAACAATTAGGTAAGCATCAGTGCTTTCCAAAACCGAACCACCAATGTCTCCACGGTATCCTTTGTTGCTAACAAAAGTGATAGCGGTAGTTGCTGAGGTATAGCCTTGAGGGTAATAGCCATACTGAGCAGCCAAGTTCAACACGCTTTGGCGTTGAGTTGCAGTCAATAGGTAAGACTCATTAGCAATTCGGTCAATGTAATAGTTGACTAAGTCACCCATGTAGGCAAAAGACTCAATGAGGGCTAGACCAAAGTCGGCAGGGTCATTGCCAGCCCAACCAGGGACTCGGTCCTGCACACGAACAATTAATTCTTGGCGTAGGGCGGAGTAATCTCTGCTGGTGTAATCAACAGAGGGGACTATCTTCTTTGGTGCTACAGTCATTTAGAGTGCCTCTTTAGGTAGTTTGTTTCCTGAAATACTGATGGTTCCAACAGTAACTGGGACGGTGCTAACCAGGATTTGACGGTTAGGTAAAGCGTAAGTAATTGTCACACTCATGATGTTGTCTTTTAAATCGTAATCATTTGTGATGTCGGCAAGGGTTAGCATTGGCAAGAAGTTTTCAAACGCTTTAGTAACAGTGTCTTTGACCTTCTCCTCCATACCAGTTTGAGTATCAAACAACGCTTCTTTTATTTCTGTTCCAAAGTTACTTCGCATAACTCTTTCACCTATGGAGGTTCCCACTACGGATAATACTCGGTCCTCCCAAATCTTTTGCTGGTCATTGGTCTTTACTATGTTTCCATAGTTGTCGTATCTAAACGGTAAAGAAATTGCAGTTTCTTGTATGCTCATTATCTTCCCATCTTGGTTGACCGCCATACAGCAGGAGTACGCTTAAACCCTTGGTTACCTTGATTAGTAACAGGTTCTGGTTGATGTAGCCTAACTGAACTAGGCAAGAACGAGTTAAAAACGTTGCCCAATGCGTTTAAAGCATGCTCTAAGTTTATCGTTCCAACAGTGCTGGCGTCTCGCTTTCTAAAAGGAGTTTGCACAGTGTTACCAACACCATCAGTAACTAAGTTAAGGGTAACTTCGTGGTCTCCAGCAAGGGTAAACGTATGGCACACATCCTCAACAAGCCAGTATCCGTCAGTTAATTCACCAGTACCACCAATGTAAACGGCTGCATGAGGTCTAATGCGGATGTCACCTTGAGCCTGTGCATGAGCAGGCATTTTAAACCTACCCATAGTAGCCGCTCCATGAGCCAATGCTATGGACTCGGCTCGATTGTTAGCCACAGTCTCCGTAAGATACTGGTTAAACAAAACATCATGGTTGTTCTTACGGAGGTTAGTTCCAACTTTTTGTGGACTTCTGGAAACAAGAAACCCTTCGTTAGTCACTGGGTCTACTCCACCAACATTCTTAACGGAGCGAAGGTGTTGCTTGTCTGATTCCACATACTCGCTGTTAAGCACCTTAAATCTTTGGAGAGTTTTATCGAAAACAGCCTGCCCCACAGGTATTGCTTGATTGTCCATAGTAAGAACAGCGGCATTATTAAATGAACTGTTAATTAGGTTATCTAGTTTTTTAAAGTAAAAGTCCATACCATCTGCATAGGCTCCATAGCCTAGCAAATCCGCCTGCATTTGAATCCACTCCCAGTCAGATTGTCCAGACATGATTAACTGTGCTGGTCGGTAATCATTAGGGTCGCCATGGAATCTATACCCATGTTCAGTAACTATCTTTTTTACAACATCAGGAATAGTCATGTTTGTAAACACTCGAATGTCCTTAGCCTTCATTACAAAGGTAGAGCCCCAACAAGTAATGGTCATAAGGTTGCTACGCTGTGAGTTAACAGTTTTGCTAATACCCTGAACATAACCAATCCAATGCTTAGTGTCATTTCCATACCGCCATGTAAACGTCACTGGTACTCCAGACTTTATTGTGGAGAACCAAAGTGGGCTTACTTGAGAGTACTCAAGCACAAGAAGGTCGTGCTTACCCTTAGCCTGAATCAACTCAACCTTTCTTGGTTGAGTCTCATGAAGGCTAGAGAAGGTAGGGAACTCTACAGTGTACCTAGTACTTCTAAACTTCTTATTATTCTTAAGGCTAGTCACGAGGAATCCTTATAGTTGTGCCCACAACGATGTCAAATGGGTCAATAATTTCTGGGTTGTAATCCATAATCTTCCACCAAAGCAACGGGCTGCCAAGAAGGTCGTTAGCCACAGCGTCTATACGGTCGTTCTCAACCCAGTTGTAGTAGTAGAACTTTGTTTGGGCAGTAGGGAATGTGCGGTAAACCGTAATTCTAGGCAAGTTAGTTCTAGAATCATTTGCAGTAAAAATAGTGCCATCTGCGTAACGGCTGTCAGAGTAAATCATTTTGGTGCCTTTGACGGTTCAACATAACGGGAGAAGGTAAGCGAAACAGAAGAAAAAACAGGAACCATTCTTTCATTAAAGATAGTGTGGTTTACTTCCATACCAGCAAGCATTCCCCAATACCTCATAGATTTACCTAAGTGAAGTTCAACAGGTGCAGCACCTACATACCCTAGGTCAGCAGTGTAGCCACGAAGCCAGGACTTTTGAATCAAGGCACCTTGGCTTGCAGTGCGTAGAAGGTACTCTATGTCATACATAGTTCCCTTTTTGAAAATGTCTATTTGGTCTTTTGCAGTAGGGACATGGTTACCATACTGGGCTTTACCTGCCTCAGTTAAAGTACCGTTTTTGTTAAAGTACTTCATGTCAAACATTCTGTTGATAATAATTTCAAAAGAAATAGTGGAGAAGTTACCATCAGTACCCATCAAGTTAAACCCTTCTCGACCACTAGTCAACATACCTAGGTCAATGGCTGGAGCCATGGCATAGGTCATGGTTACTGTGGCTGGGTTGTACAAAAATTGGAATCCCCATTTAACCCATTCGGCTTCATAGGACCATCCTGCTCCACCACCTGGGTCGCCACCGCTCGGTGCAACACCAGACAAGTTCTTAGTTACGTTAGTCATAGCAAACATGCCTTTGCTATTTGAAGCACTATTAAACAACTGCATTGCACGTTCAACTTTTTGTGGGGTGTTACCTCGGTAGGTAGTTTCCTTTAAGTACTCTGTGTTGTTGCTAAAGTAAGCATCCGATACTGTAGGCACATTGTATGTCAGAGACAACCCTTTACTAGGACGACCAGCAGTACTAACCTGTGTTTGCTCTTCAACTTGAGGTGCGGGAGCAGAGACGAGTGACGCTCCTGCTGGAGAGGTGTTTGGGTTCAACTGTGGTGGTGCCACAATGCCCTTAACAAAGTCCGAAGGCGTGTCTGCAACGGTTTTTGTATCGTGGGTAATGTTAGTACCCTTATCGCCTTTTGCAATCACCTTAGTATTAAGTGAATCATTTAAAGAATCAATTACGCCTTGAATACGGGCATGCTCTTTATTTAGTTTTGTTTGTTGAGTAATTAAAGTTGATAAAGCAGCAGTTTTTGCTTCAGTAGTAGCCCAGGTCACACTATTAGCAGTAGAAATTCCTTTAGCGTTTTCCTGAATAGCATTTTCAAGGCTTGTCAAATAAACTTTAGCCGCTGCGATGTCGTCCTTCAAAGATGCAGTATCAGAGGCTTTATCGGCGGCTTTGGTGTACTTTTGGCTTGCCTTACTGAAAATCCCTTGTGCATTTTTTTCGTAGTCATTCATGGCTGCTCTATCCAACGAAGTTACGGTGGCTGCAGTAGTGGTACTAGTAGAGACGGTTACTTTGTCTTTAGTTGTTTTGTTTGAATTCTGTACAAGATTGTAATAATCAATAACAACGTCAACCCAGTTAGGTTTCGCTGGTGGTGGCTGATAGCCTGGTCCAAATGAGCCTGACATTAGTAACTTCCCATGTTAGATTGCAAAGTACCATCGTCTAGGTACTGTTTAACTAGTTTGGCAAACTTAGACGCTTCTGACTCACTAACGTCAGGTAATTGCAAAGTAATGTTTACATTGTTGCCTGAGCCTTTAGCGGTGTTTGCTCCAGTGCTTGGGGTATTTGCAGTGTTTGCTCCAGTGCCTGATGAGGTATTTGCAGTAGCGGATGACACTGCTTTACCACCACCAGCAAGGTTAACCATTGCGTTCACAGCCCCTTGCATAGCCTTCATGTCACCAGAACTAAGGGATGCAACAATGGCTTGAATCTGTTGTGCGTTAGCCCCAAAGAAGCCACCGCTAGAAACAAGGGCTTGGGCAGCAGACATCTGACTAGCAGAACCAGTAGAGCCAGCAGAACCAGTAGAACCAGTACTTCCAGCAGAACTAGCAGCAGCACCTCCAGTTAAGTTTGCTTGAGCGTTTAACTTATCAATAACGGTCTTAGGATTTACTTTTGTACCGTTTTTGTCTTGAACTTCAAAGTGCAAGTGAGGACCAGTAGTACTTCCAGAGTGACCAGAAAGACCAATCAAATCATTCTTACTAATTTCTCCACCACTTTGTGCCGCTTGTTTTACCTTGCTTGAAATTTGACTCAAGTGACCATAGATAAACTTGTAACCACTAGGGTGAAGAACGTGCACTTGCAAACCTAGGCTAAAGGTTTTATCGTTTTCAATTCCATCGTAAACCGTACTAGATTTTCTTCTATCTGCTTCTGTACCTATGTAAATCCTTTTGGTACTTCCCTCAGCCTTAACTACTTTTCCTCCAGTTACTGCATACACTGGGCTACCTTCGGATGCTTGGTAGTCTTTACCCATGTGTGGGCGACCAGTGGTTTTAAAGTAAACACCAGTGCGGTCATTAAAATCCGCTCCCTTTACAACATGACCACCTGGAATAGGTGCAGCCATTGCTCCACCAGATGAACTAGGTAGTGCTTCTCCACCACCGCTAGGTAGTGCTTCTCCACCACCTAGCAACTTATCTTCGTTT